ATTTTAAAACACCAAGTAACTCAAGTCCAAAAAATTCAAGACGTGCTTGTTTATGTGAAGATAATACTTATCACGTGGATTGTTGCGACGGATCGTTACAAGCACAAGGTATAGGAAATATTGGTGGAAGTGGAAAGACACCCGTTTCAGATTATGGGTTTAAAGTTCAATTATGTGGACACAGCAAACAGCATCACGTTCACGGAAATACAGAATTAACAATTGGAAATATTTATTATTTCGATTTGGTTAATATAGAACAAAGTGGTTGTTACGAGGTTTTACAAGCCGACAATCTCACAAGTGGTTTTTTGTGGAACAATGCAATTGCTTATGGCGATTGTGGAAAATGCGAAGCAGATAATCCTTAAACGCAAAATAAATATAAATTAACGTTAAATACTAAAATTAAATTATGAGTGCAACTGATAAATTAACACAAATTAGAACTTTATTAGGTTTAGAAACTAAATTAGAACAAATGAAATTAGAAAATGGTACTATATTAGAAGCCGATAAATTCGAAACTGATCAACCAATTTTTATTGTAACAGAGGACGAAAAGGTAGCTTTACCCGTTGGAAATTACAAAATGGAAAATGGTTTAACTTTATCTGTAGTTAAGGAGGGCATTATTGCTAAACTTGGCGAAGAAGAAGTGGTAGAGGAAGTAGAAGAAGAAATTGCAGAAGAAGAAACAGAAGATTTGGGATATGTAAGTAGAGAAGAATTTGAACTTGCATTAGAGGAAATTAAAAAAATGATTGATGACCTTAAACCCGAAGAAAAAGAAGAAAAAGAAGAAGCTGAAGAAGTAGAGGAAGAAGTTAAAGAGGAAGAAGCAGAGTTAAAAGCCGAATTGAGCAAACCTGCATCTGCACCACTTAAACACAATCCCGAAGCATCAACGCAAAAAAAGAGAAATTTTAAATTTGGACGTAACAAACAAAAATCTACGTTCGATATTATATTAGAAAAATTAAATAAATAAATTAACAAAAAGTAAAAATTAGATTATGGCAACAGGATTAAATATCACGACTACTTACGCAGGAGAGTTTGCAGGAGAGTATATTGGTGCAGCACTTCTTTCGGGAAGCACTTTAAACCAAAACTTGATCACAATTAAACCTAACGTAAAAGACAAAGAGGTTATTAAAGTAGTAGATTATACTTCTGCAATTGCAGATGCTACTTGTAGTTTCCAAGACACGGGATCAGTTGATTTGACTGAAAGAATTTTAGACCCTAAAGAACTTCAAGTAAATCTTGAATTATGTAAAACACCATTCCAATCAGATTGGGAAGCAGAAAGTATGGGTTTCAGCGCTCACGACAATATGCCACCAAAATTTAGCGATTTCTTTATCGCAAGAGTTTCGGCTGACGTTGCACAAGCAGTAGAAATTGCTTTGTGGAGAGGTGCAGGTGGAGTTGGATCTAATGATTTCAAAGGATTAACTACATTATTTGCAGAAGCACAATTTGGAACAGACGGAGGGCAAACTATCGTACCAACAGCAGTAACAGCTTCAAATGTTATCGCAGAACTTGGAAAAGTTGTTGATGCAATACCAAGCGCACTATATGGAAAAGAGGATATGCAAATTTATATTTCTCAAAATGTGGCTCGTGCTTATGTTCGTGCTTTAGGTGGTTTCGGATCATTCTTAAACGGAGAAAACAACTCGGGTGTAAACACTCAAGGAACAATGTGGTATCAAAATGGTGGGTCTTTGTCTTTTGACGGAGTAAAACTTGTTACTGCTCACGGACTTGCAGATGATAGAATGGTAGCTGCTCAAAAATCAAACTTATTCTTTGGAACGGGATTACTTTCGGATCAAAATGAGGTTAAGATTATAGATATGGCAGATATAGACGGATCTAAAAATGTTAGATTTGTGATGAGATATACAGCAGGAGTGCAGTACGGAATTGCTTCTGATATTGTATACTACGGAGCATAAAAATAAATAATAATCAAGTAATAAAGGGTGGGTAAAATTGCCTACCCTTTTTTATAAAAAAAAATATAAAAACTATGAGTTGTTTACTTACTTCGGGCAGATTAGAGCCTTGTAAAAATGCAGTTGGTGGACTGAAAGCAGTTTATTTTATCGATTATGGAACTTTAGGCGATGTGTCCTTTGTTTCATCAGCATCGGCAGAAATAGATACTTTATCGGGAAGTCCAACAGCCTACAAATATGACTTAAAAGGAACTTCCTCTTTCGAGCAAACTATAACAAGTTCAAGAGAAAATGGAACTACTTTTTATGATCAAACACTTAACCTAACTTTCAAAAAATTAGACAAAGATACTAACGATGAAATTGCACTAATTGCTGTTGCAAGACCTCACGTTATAGTAGAGGATAATAATGGTAATTTATTTTTAAGTGGTTTGGAACACGGATCAGACGTAAATGGTGGAACTATCGTTACGGGAGCGGCAATGGGCGATCTTTCGGGATATACACTTACGTTAAACGCACAAGAGTTAAAACCTGCAAATTTCTTATCTCAAGATTTAGCAACTACGGGAATAACTGTCAGTGCTCAACAAATCAATCCATAAAATACGATTTGAATTAGTTAATAATTGGGGTGGCTTTAATTAGTCACCCTTTTTTTGTTACTTTTTGCAAATATTACTAAATTGTTCGTTAATATAGTATGATAGTAATAGATCCAACAGACTTAACACCACCAATAACGATATTACCAAACATTAATATTCCTGCTTTTATAGATGGAGTAACGGGTTATTATTTAGAATTTATTGATGACGAAACCCAAGAGGTTTTTGAGTTTAGTAATGGGGAAAATTTTCAAGTAGAGGGAGATTTTATAACAACCAATATAGACAATACTAATGGCGATTTAAAAGCTGATAAATATTACACTTTACGAATGAAAAATTCAAGCAATAAATTAGTAGTTTATAGGGATAAGGCTTTTGTAACAGATCAAAGTATGGGAGTTAAATACAATAATAACGAAAAGCAATATGTATCTGCCGATAGTGGTAATAACGATTATATAGTAATATGAAAAAAAAGGTAAAAAGTGCTATTAATATAGTACAATTAAATAACTATAACTCGCCTAATATCAAGGTTAATAAAACTAAAGATTGGGTAACCTTTGGAGATAAAAATTCTTATTTTCAATACTTAATAGACAGATATAGTGGTAGTGCAACAAATAATGCTATCGTAAATGGTATTAGTCAAATGATTTATGGAAAAGGTATTGATGCCACAGACAACAATATATTTCCAAATGAGTATGCACAAGCAGTTACTTTGTTAAATAAAAAATGCGTTCGTAAGTTAGCTTATGACCTAAAACTAATGGGTCAATGTGCTATCCAAATTATTTATTCTAAAGATAAAAAATCAATTGCACAGATAGAACATATGCCAATAGAAACTTTGGCAATGGAAAAATGTGATGAGGACGGAGATATTAAAGGTTTTTATTATTCTGCTGATTGGGCGAAAATGAAGCCAAACGAAATACCCGTTAGAATACCTGCATTTGGTACAAGCAAAGAAAATATAGAAATTTTATATGTTAGACCTTACGTTGCAGGGCACTATTACTTTAGTCCCGTAGATTATCAAGGTGGACTACAATACGCAGAATTAGAAGAAGAAATTGCGAATTACCACCTAAACAACATTTTAAATGGTTTAGCACCGAGTATGTTGATCAACTTTAACAATGGAGTTCCAAATGAGGAAGAAAGATCATTGATTGAAAAAAGAATACTTGACAAATATAGTGGAAGTTCTAACGCAGGTCGTTTTATTCTAAGTTTTAACGAAAATGCTGATACGGAAAGTAGTATTGAAGCAATCCAACTAAGTGATGCTCATAACCAATACCAATTTCTATCAGACGAAAGTATGCGTAAAATTATGGTGGCACACCGAGTTATTAGTCCAATGTTATTAGGAATTAAGGACAATAGTGGTTTAGGTAATAATGCTGACGAACTAAAAACAGCATCAACACTTATGGATAATACCGTCATACGTCCGTTCCAAGAGCTTTTAATAGATGCTTTTAATGAAATACTCGCCTACAATGGGATAAGCCTTAATTTATACTTTAAAACACTTCAACCACTCGAATTTACCGACATTGACGAAACACTAATTGATGAGGAAACTAAAGAGGAAGAAACGGGTGTAAAAATGGCATCACATTTAGATGATCAAGTTGCAAACGATATTTTATTGCATATTGATAGTTCTGTTCCTAATGAGGAATGGGAAATTGTTGATACAAGAGAAGTAAATTATGATATTGAGGACGATAATTTATGGGCAAGTACTTTAATTGAGCCAAAAAAATCACTAACAGAAAAATTGGCAGACACAATCACAGCAAAACCAAGTGGTTTTAGTTATTTGGATAAATCATTTTATAAAATAAGGTACAAATACGCAGAAAAATATTCAAGCGAAAATATTAGACCTTTTTGTAAAATAATGATGCGAAAATCTGACAACGGAGAGGTTTATAGATTAGAGGATATTGATAAAGCAAGCCGAGACGGAGTAAACAGAGAATTTGGACACAGACCAAAAGGTGCATCAGAGCCACAAGCATATGATTTATTTAAGTACAAAGGTGGAGTTAATTGTGGGCATTTTTGGAAGCAAATTTTATATCGCTTAAAAGACAAAACCAAAAAGTCGGATAAATTATATGATTACAATGAGGTTAAAGATATACCAAAATCTTATATCCCAAGTCCAAGAGGAACAAGGGAAAGCAAAATAGCGCCAAAAGATATGAAAGACAACGGACACCACCCAAATTATAAAGGATAAAATTATGCCAACAGCACTATTTATAACAACAAACGACTTAAAACGCAACACGATAATAGACGGGAACGTGGATATTGACAAGTTTATACAATTTATTAAAATTGCGCAGGAAATACATATACAAAACTATTTAGGTGGTGCTTTGTACAATAAAATTTCTGATGACATTATAGCAGATAATTTAACGGGCGATTATTTATTGTTAGTCCAAGATTATTTAAAGGATATGCTAATACATTTTGCAATGGTGGATTATTTGCCATTTTCGGCATATCAAGTGGCAAATGGTGGGGTTTTTAAGCACACCTCTGAAAATAGCTCTAATGCAACTAAAAATGAGATTGATTATTTAGTCGATAAACATAGAGACTTTGCTCAATTTTATACTCGAAGATTTTTGGATTATATGTGTTTTAATAACAATTTGTTTCCCGAGTACACAGCTAACCAAAACGGAGAAATGTACCCCGATCACGATGCAAATTTTGTTGGTTGGGTATTATGATCAGAAAAAGTAAACCAAAAAAGAAGAATATAGAATTATTATATAAATTCTTAAAAAAAATTAATACACCAAAGAAAATAAATTATGAGTGTAAAAAACGAAGCTAAAATATGGTCTATACCAAGTGGTCAAGTTGAGCCAAAATTAAATCTTTGTAATAGTTTTGGTGGTAAAGGTTATTCTGTTGGTCAATTACCAATAGATGTTTACACGGGTGGTGGTGCTAATCCGACTTACACAAATGGAATTAGACACGCACGTTGGTACACAGATGCACCAATGAATAGTTTTTCCCGTTTAGGTGTTTGGTCAAGGCAAGGCATTGGTTTTGGTTGTAATGATAAAAGTAGACCGATCATTGATTTTTCTAATTTTGAGGATAATTCTTGTCCGTCTTTTTCAATGGTACCACACACTCAACAATATCTTAAATCTACTCATAACCTTTTAGACACTACAAATTGGGGGATTATGGGTTTACAGCAAATAAATTCTGTAACCGATGACGTTGATCCTTATAACGAAAATTTTTTCAGATATACAACTACGGGTAGTCAATACAATAACACCCCATTAAATGGCGCTTTGTATCAAATCATTGGATATAATTCAAACTCATCTTTTATATTTTTAAATCAATGGTCGGCAAGTGTATTTGTTAAAAGAGGATCGTTAAATACCCAAGTTGGAATACAATTACAAAATAATAGTTTTTCAACTAGTCTCAATAATTACGCAATTTTTAATTTTGAAACCGAACAAGTGACTTCTTTAATTTCCCCTACTAATGTACAAGAGGGTTGGTTAGATGAGTTTGAAGTAGAAAAATATAACAATGGTTGGTATAGAATACAGATGCGAGTTAATTATAGTTTTTTAAACAAAGTAGGAAGATATTTTGCTTTATATCCTATAAAAATTGGTAAAACTCCTGCACAATGGAAAACAGCACAAGATAATTTAGACTACACAAGTTATTTAGCAGATGTAGGACAATTTTTCGATGTTTCTAAACCGAATGTTACAACAAGAGGAAAAAAAGTAACAGCACCACCCGAAAGTTCTTTAAATTGGGAAAGTTCAAGTGGAATACAACCTTATATTACTAACAAAAGTATTAGCAATGTTGTTTTCCAAACAGAAACACGATTTAGACAAGTGATCGGACCACAAGTTCAACCTGCAGGTGTTACTTATTCTTATTATTTTAATATTTGGGTTTCAGACGATACACCAAAAATATTTGCTCAATTTTACAACGATAATGTAATTGCAAACCCATTTTTTATAGCAGATGAGGTTTTTAATAGTTATTATCTTAGGTCGCCAAAAGGTAAATTAAGTGTTTGGGTAAATGGTCAAACACCAACCACACAAGGTATGGTAGATTTACCATATGGACAAAATAAAGTGGTTTTTCAAGATAATGGAATTTGGATTAATGGTGTTCAGTATGATACTGATAGATCTTTTCAATCGGGTACAACTTATTTTCCAACCGATAAAGTTTATGGAACTTATTTTGATATGAGAGCAGAAACAAGATATTGGATTAAAGAATTTGGTGTTTGGGAAAGAAATTTAACTAATACCGAAATACAAGGACTATGATATTATACAAAAAATACGTTTTTGATAACGCAGAACAATATTTAAAAAAAATTGAAGGATTGCCCGAAGATTTAGGTTATACACCAATTTTGTTACCTAATCCAATTAAATCAGAATTTGCTTTGCATTTAGGACACAGCAGAGAAGATGAAAAAAAAATGGAAGTGGAAGAAGATTTAACCTTAGCAGTTGATGTACTTTGGGAAAATATAACCGAGAGCCCTTATGGGTGGAAAACCTATGAAATTAACCCGACCCAACCTTGGAATAGAGTTTTGGGTATTGATCAAGAATAAAATGAATTTAACAGATTTTAAAATATATGCTTTAAATGGAAGTAGCTTAATGATTAGTTTTACTAATATAGACGCAATACTAAAAATATTGCTTTTGGGAGTTTCAATAGGCTACACCATACACAAGTGGT